AAATCGTCTATGAGCAACTGCCGCGTCTAGTGACGCTGGGCGAGCGGCGCATCGCTCGCGAACTCAAGGTTCAGGGCTTCATTCGTGCTGTCACCACGCCGCTACAGGTTGGCGTGGCTGTCTATCGCAAGCCCGACCGCTGGCGCGACACTGTCAGCATGACCATCAACGGCCAGCCCATTTTCGGGCGCAGTTACGAATTCTGCCGTGGATATTGGTCAGAAGAAGCTCAGACAGCGAAGCCTGCGTATTACGCAGACTACGACTACCAGCATTGGTTGCTGGCCCCCACACCCAACGCGACGGACACCCTTGAGATCCTGTACTACGAGCAGCCGCGATTCTTGGATGACGAATTCCAGACGAACTGGTTGACGGAATACGCGCCGGATCTGCTGCTGTATGCCACGTTGCTTGAGGCTGCGCCATTTCTCAAGAAAGACGAGCGCATCCAGACTTGGCAAGCGATGTACGACCGAGCGGCGCAAGCGCTCAGCGGCGAGGATCTCAAGCGCATCCTTGACCGTTCGGCCGCGAGGAGTGAAGCGTAATGACGATCTACAACGATGTGTTCGGCGGCGCGAACATTTACCCGAGCGAAATCAGTTACTCGGCAATCGCGCTTTCTGCTGATGTTGTCCTGAGTTGGCCAGAAGAGACCTCGACCAACCAGAACCTTGCAACCAGAATTATTGATGTCACGCCGAGTGCGGGCGGGTTCAGCATTCGGCTGCCGGAAGCCAACAAAACCGGCACTGGCAACACGATCCTGTTCAACAACCGTGGCGCGCATACTTTCACGGTTCGCAATTCGGTCGGCACTCAGGTGGTCACGGTTGCCGCAGGCACGCTGTGGCAGGTATACCTGACCAACAACACCACTGCTGCTGGCTCTTGGCAGTCTCTTCAGTATGGCGCATCAGTCAGTCAGACAAATGCATCTGCACTTGCTGGCACGGGGATTGTTGCTGTTGGAACCCTGCTGAGTCAGTCTGTCCCGGTCACGACGTTTGGCGCAAACTACACAGCCGGCATCAGTGACCGCGCCAAGATGTACAAGTGGACCGGGGCGGCGGGCACGTTTACGCTGCCCAGCGCTGCGACTGTTGGCAATGACTGGTTTTGCTACCTGCGCAACAGTGGAAGCGGCGCGATTGTCGCCACGCCAAGCGGCATCAATACTATTGATGGTGCTGGATCGCTGAGCTTTCAGCCCGGTGAGTCTGCGATCATCGTCAGCGATGGTTCCAACTTCAACACCATCGGCTTCGGCAAAAGCGCCATTTTTGCCTTTGACTACACCGTCATTGACGTATCAGGCGGGGCAGGCACATACACGCTGACCGGAAGCGAACTCAACAGGGTCGCGTATCGATTCACGGGGACTCTCACCGGCAATCGCGTGGTTGAAGTACCAGCAACGGTGCAGCAATACTGGGTCGACAACGCAACCACCGGGGCTTATACCTTTGATGTCGATCCTTCCGGGGGCGGCGCGGGCGTTTCCATCTCGCAAGGTGAGCGCGCAATCCTGTATTGCGATGGCACTGATGTGCTGAACGCTGCCACGCAAGGCTTGAGTGTTCCAATCTCAGTGGCTGATGGTGGCACGGGCGCAACGACAGCATCGGGTGCGCGCATCAACCTGGGCGGCACCAGCACTGGCATCGCACTGTTTACAGCGGTTGATCAAGCGGCAGCTTGGTCAGCGCTTGGCGTGGCGCCCAGCGGGGTCGTCAACGGGGGCACGTTCTGATGCCTGAGCAGACCGTCATCCTCAAATCCAATCCTGGCATCAAGCGGGATGGGACTAAGTTTGAAGGCGATTTTTACGTTGACGGCCAGTGGGTGCGCTGGCAGCGCGGCCTGCCACGCAAGATGGGTGGCTATCGAGCCACGCAGAAATACCTGACCGAGATCAGCCGGGGGTTCTCAAACTTCACGCAACAACTGTTCATCTACTGTCACTCTGGCTCAGCCAACTATCTCGAGCGCTTCACGATTGACAGCACGGGCAACAGTTCCATCATCACTGACCGCACGCCGGTAGCGGCAGAAAGTTCTTGCACAGTGACGCTGACGGGCGGTGCCGCCGGGTCGGTGGATGACATCACGATTGACGGGGTGTCAATTCTGACCGGCGCAGTTGCGTTCAACACTGACCTTGACACGACTGCGTCAGATGTCGCCTCCGACATCAATACCGGAACTGGCACGCATGGGTATACCGCCACCAGCACCGGCCCGGTCATCACGATTGAGGCTGATATAAGCGTTGGCTCGGACCCTAATAATTATGCGGTGGTGGTGACCGCGACCACCATCACCACGGCTAATACAGACATGGCTGGTGGGTCATTTGCGTATGTTCCTGGGGCCAACAACCTTTGGATGTTTGACTACCAGTATGACTCATCCAGCAACGAAAACTATCTGATCGCCCATGCTGCACCTAACATGGAATGCATCTGCAACGATGCAGGGGGTCAGATTTTCTTCGGCGAGGTGCTGGGCACTGGGTTGCTGAAAAGCATCTCGTTGCCCCCTGATGCGAATGCGACCGGCGGGATTGTGTCGCTGCACCCGTACCTGTTCTATTACGGCACAGACGGCATCATTGGTTGGTCTGTGGCTGGCGAGCCGACCAACATGACTGGTACAGGCTCAGGGCTCGCCCGAGTGTGGGGCCAGAAGATCATCAAGGGACTGCCTCTGCGCGCAGGCTCTGGAAGCGCTCCGGCGGGCATTTTTTGGGCCTACGATGCGGTGATCCGCGCAACTTTCGTAGGTAGTACACCTGTTTTCCAGTTCGACATCATCGCCACCGACACTTCCATCATCAGCGAAAACTGCGTGGTGGATTACGACGGGGTGTTTTTCTGGTGCGGGGTCGACCGATTCCTGATGTTCAACGGGGTCGTGCGAGAAGTCCCCAACCAAATGAATTTGAACTACTTCTTCGACGGCATCAACCCTCGTGCGAAGAACAAGGTTTTCGCGTTCAAAGTGCCCCGGTACGGTGAAGTTTGGTGGTGCTATCCTCGCGGGGACGCCACCGAATGCTCTCACGCTGTCATCTACAACGTGCGCGAAAACTGCTGGTATGACACAGAACTGCCCAACGGTGGGCGCAGCGCTGGTTCGTTCAACAACAGTTTCGCTGCGCCGATCTTGACGGGCGTGATTGACGATGGCCCTGGGTACAAGGTCTGGACGCATGAGCAACTGACCGATGAGTACGATGGCCCCAACATCCGGCCGATTCGCAGCTACTTTGAGACGGCCGATCTTTCGGCGCTAGTCCAAGGCCGGAACGAATATCTGCGCATCACAACGATTGAGCCTGATTTTGTCCAAAAGGGGCCGATGACGGTTCAGGTGACTGGCAGGGCGAATGCTCGCGCGCCAGAAGTTGTGAGCAGCGTCTTCACATTCCCAGAGTCACCTTCCACGCCGCATGAGCAGATCGTTATGCTCAAAGAGCAGCGGCGAGAGTTGCGGGTGCGCTTTGAGTCCAATGCTGTTTATGGCAACTACCAGATGGGCCAGATTATTGGCCACATTGACTCTGGCGACAGGACGGTGCTCGGATGAGCCGGCCGCACGTTACGCTGCCGACGCGGATGGATCTGGTTGATTGGGCCAATCAGGTTTCGTTGGACTTGGACCCTTATGGGACATTTGGCCGTCTGGACGACCCGACCAACTGGCAAAACTGGGCGATGCAGTTCCTAAACAACACATCGCTCGGGCGCAACTTTCCCAATCCGTACTATTTTGACGACTGGCGTGATTGGGCTGAACGCTTCACGCAGACGCTGAGTTGAGGCACATGATGGAAATCACCCAAATCATTGAATCGGTTAGCAGGTCGCCGGAATTTGCGCCTGCGATGCAGGCCGCTCAGGCGGAGCTTGCCGATGTGCCGATGGATCAGCTTGATGAGCTTATCAAGCTCATGGAAGTTGCGCTCAGCCGGCCGAATGCGTACCCGCAGATCCGCGCGGCGGCGCTCGCCGACGACATGGCTGAGCCCAAGGATCTGCCCGAGCAGTTTGATCCGGTGGTGCTGGCATCGGTGCTTGCAGTGCTGTATCGACTGCGAGATGGCGCCCGCGATGGTTCGTCTGCCAAGGCGCGCATGGCGCGCGGCGGGCTGACGAATGTGCGCAGCTTGGCTAGTCAGGGCCGGCTGGGCGATACGATGCTTGCGCACATTTCGCCCGAAGAAGCAGCGATGCTCAAGGCGCGGGGCGGCGCAGGAACTATTAACCCGCAGACGGGCCTGCCGCAGTTCTTCAGCCTGAAGAAAGTGCTGGGGGCTGTGCTTCCGATTGCTGTCGCAATTATTGCGCCGCAACTTGCTCCTGCAATTGGCTCCGCTCTCCTAGGCCCTAGCGCTAGCGCGGCAGCCGCTGCCGCTGCCGGCGGTGCCGTCATTGGTGGCGTTAGCGCGGGCCTTTCCGGCGGCAACGTGCTTCAGGGGGCGGCTCTTGGGGGTCTTGGGGGCGGTCTTGGTGGCATGGTTGGCGGGGGCGTTAACAGTGCGCTCGGCCTCCAGCTTGGTCAAACTGGGCAGTCAATCCTTGGCGGCGCACTGGTTGGCGGCGGGCTGGGCGCGATCACCGGGCAAGGCGCCGGCAAAGGGGCGCTGATGGGGGGGCTTGGCGCGGGGCTCGGTCAGTTTGGCCAGGGGATGCAGTCCCCGATGCTGAGCGCCGGCACTCGCGCGGCTGGGAATATGCTGACCGCAGGCTATCGACCTCAAGAAGCGCTAGTTGGCGGCACCCTTGCGGGGATTGCGACCAGCATCCTTCCGCAAGGCGGGATGGCCAGCAACAAGCCTTCGGATGTCGTGCTGAACAATATGCAGCGCACAGGCCCGTTTGCAGATATGTCGCAGACGGCTGCGCAATCTGGCTCTTCTGCAATGTTTGATGTGTTGCCGGCCACGGGCGGGCTAGATGTCACTCAGTCTGCTCGCGGCGCCCCGTTTGCCCAGCAGCCAGGGATGGCCCTTGCTGCTCCTGAGCAAGCGCTTGCCCCTATGACCACCAGTGTTCAGCCCGCAGCACCTAGCGGCTTCGGCGGCAATCTGGCCAGCAGGCTCGGCAGCGCGGCAATGCTTACGTCGGTGCTTGGGGCCGGAAGCAAGCCTCCTGCTGTGCAGCAAGCGATCTCGCAACTGTCCCCAGAGCAGCAGGCATTTTTCGACCGGCCGGCGATGTCGTGGGACTGGGACAGAATGCAGGCTGACGCAGCCTCCTCCAACATGGGGCTCGCCCAATACATGGCGACCAACTGGCCCATCATTAGCGGTTACGGCATGGGTGGCGCGCAACAAGCGGCCTATGCGCAACCGCAACAACAAATGGCGCGCGGCGGCATGGCATATGCTCAAGGCGGCCCGCTCAGCGCAGTTGCTCGATTTGTGCGTGGCGGCGGATCTGGTCGAGACGACACCATTGATGCTCGGCTGAGCGATGGTGAGTATGTGATGGATGCTGAAACTGTTTCCATGCTGGGCGATGGGTCGGTTGATGAGGGCGCCCGCAGGCTTGATGCGATGCGGAGCAAAATCCGAAAACACAAGGGCAAAGCGCTCGCGCGCGGCAAGTTCAGCCCAAATGCTAAACAGCCGATGGCATACCTGTCGGGAGTCGCACGATGAGCATTTTCCAAGGCACCCCTCTGTCGTCTTTTTCGGCGACGACCTCCTCAACGGAAACGCCGAGGTGGATGCAGGAGGCTATTTACAATCAGGTCAATGCCGCGCTCAATGTCGCGGCCACGCCTTACCAAGCGTACAACCTGCCGACGGTTGCTGAACTGTCGCCACTGCAACAGCAGGCATACACGCAGGCTCGACAAAACGCGGGGGCATACCGGCCGGCGTTTCAGACTGCTGCAAGAGGCACCCAACAGATTGCGCAAGGCCCTGGCGGCGCAGCAGCGGCTCAACCGTTCATCTCTCAAGCAGGCGCGCTCAATCAAGTTGGCGCGGCGCAGCCTGCAATGCAGCAACAGTCTTCCATGCTGGGCGGCATCAACTATGCTCAGCCCGCTGGGACGTATGCGCCCTTTGTTGGTCAGGCTCTTCAGACCAGTGGTGCGGCTGCTGCAAACCCGTATTTCCAGCAGCAAGCTGCGCAACTGGGCGGCATGAATTACGGGGCATCGCTCGGCTACCTGTCCCCATATGCAACAACCGCTGGCGGCATGAGCGGGGTCGGTGCTGCTGCGCCTTTCCTGCAAAACCAAGTCGGTCAGTTGCAGGGGATGGACTACAGCGCGGGCGTGCGGGCACTTCAGCCATTTGTGTCTGGCGCTACGGGCATGAGCACCGTGGGCGCCGCGCAGCCGCTGGTGTCGCAAGGAACCGGGCTGATTGGCGGCGCAGCAACCCAAGGAACTACTGGGCAGCTTCGCGCCGACCAAGCGGGCGCTTTGGCGCAAGGCGCGACTACGGCGGCGGCGCCGTATCTTGCAACTGCCGGCGCTGGCCTTGCTGCTGCTGGGGCTGCCGATACTGCATCGCGACTGCGGCAAGATCAAACTTCGGCGCTTCAACAGTCTGCGCTTGGGGCGGCTGGGCCGTATCTGGGTGCGGCAGGCGCAGGCATTGGCGAAGCGGCCGGGATGCGTACCGCCGAGCAACTGCGCGCTGATCAAGCTGCGGGCCTTGCGCAATCTGGCCTGAGCATTGCCCAGCCGATGATTGGTGCTGCTGCTGAGCAAGCGGGTGCGGCCGGTGGTGTTCAGACTGCCGAGCAACTGCGATCTGCCCAACAGGCTGCT